TGAGAAATATGAACTTAATGGTGTATCATTGAGAAGAATTAATAGACCACATCTTCTTTCTAATGTTACTGCAAATGAGTTAAGTGAAGCACCAATTGGTGTTGATTACTACTATCTAAATGTGAGAATGAATGCTCAGGGAGCAAACAGAGCACCTGCCAATGTTGCAGGATTTGCACCACTTTATTTCAATGAGAGAGCAGTTGGTGGTGGTCCAAGCGCACAAGCAAATTACAACTTACCATTCTCTCTGTGTAATCCCAAAATTACAAATGTCACTCCATTTGGAACAAACATTATTCCACAGGTCAGAACAATTTCTGCATCTAGTGTGTCTGGTAATCAAGAGTCTTACAATGATGAAGGATTCCAACAAGTCACTTTGTTTGATAAGAACTACTTTAGTTCTTTGAGACAAGTTGCCTCACCACAAAATGAATCACAAATTCTTGCATCTCAGACATTCCCTGGCAATAAGTCCTTCTCTATGAATATGGACTTAACCACTCAAAATAGAAGACTAAGTCCTGTCATTGACCTTGATAGTTGCAGTGTTGTATTCACCTCCAATAGAATTAATGCTCCTATTACTGATTATGCCAATGATTTTAGAGTTAATGGTCTTGAGGATGACCCAAATAGATTTGTATATGTGTCTAAGAATGTAGTTCTTGAAAATCCTGCAACTTCACTGCAAGTTGTACTTGATGCATATGTATCAACCTATGGTGATGTCAGAGTATTTTATGCTTTGAATCAAGACACTAAACCAAATGAGACAATCTTTATTCCTTTCCCAGGACACAGAAATATTGCTCCAAATGGTTCTATCATTGACCTCTCTTCTAACAATGGCACATCAGATGTGAAGGTTCCTAAGATTGACTCTTATCAACCTGAACCATCTGTTAACTTGTTTAAAGAGTACAAGTTTACTATTGATGAACTTGTTCCATTCAAGTCATTTAGAATCAAGATTATTGGTACATCAACTGACCAATCAAATCCTGTTCTCCTTAGAAATCTTAGAGGTATTGCATTAGCCTAATGAGTAACTATATTCCTGTTGAGGGCAGAGATGGTTTTTATAGAGACACCAAAACTGGTGCCATTGTTAATAGAAACCATCTTGAATACCAATCTTACATTAAACAGAGACAAAAATTGACCTCTGACAAAGAGAGAATTAGTAATCTTGAGAATGATGTGAGTGATATAAAATCTATGTTAAATAACATTGTTGATTTATTACAAGACCATAAATAGTCGTATTAGTAGTATCCTATAAATGGCTAAGCCCACTTCAAGACAAGGATTAATAGATTATTGCCTTAGGCAACTAGGAGCTCCTGTCTTGGAGGTTAATGTTGCTCAGGAACAGATCGAAGATCTTGTAGATGATGCAATCCAATACTTTAATGAGAGACACTTTAATGGTGTAACTCAGTTATATTTGAAGTACAAGATTACTGATGAAGATGTTGCTAGAGGAGAAGCAGGACCACCTGGTGCTAGAGGTAAGGGCCAAGCAGGTATTACCACAACATCAGTTACTAAAACTATTGTTGGCACTGCCACAACATTTAACTATTATGAGAATAGTAACTATATTCAACTACCAGAAAGTGTAGTTGGTGTAAACAAAGTATTTCAATACAGTGACTTAGTTGGCACTGGTATGTTCTCTATGAAGTACCAGTTGATGCTTAATGATGTCATGGGTCTCAATGGTATGATGGCAGGAGGTGGATATGACCTCACTTCATACTCAATGACTATGAGTTATCTTGAGACAATGAACTTCTTGCTCAATACCCATAAGCAGATTAGGTTTAATCAGAGAGCAAACAGGATGTACCTGGATATTGATTGGGGTAATTTGAAGGCAGGTAGATTTATAATTATTGACTGTTGGGGTGCTATGGATCCAGCAACATATGATGGTGTCTGGAATGATGTATTCCTGAAAAAATATTTGACTGCTCTGATTAAAAAACAGTGGGGTCAAAATCTGATTAAGTTCCAAGGTGTCAAACTACCAGGTGGAATTGAATTCAATGGTAGACAAATTTATGATGATGCTATGGCAGACTTGGATAAAATCCAAGATCAGATGTTAAGCACTTATGAACTACCACCTCTGGACCTTATAGGGTGATTCCTCATGCTGAATCCATTTTTCCTTAACGGTTCACAATCAGAACAAAGTTTAGTACAATCTCTTGTCAATGAACAACTGAGAATGTATGGTATTGAGGTGTACTATCTTCCTAGAAGATACCTCAAAACTAATAGCGTAATTAGAGAAGTAATCCAGTCTGAATTTAAAGATGCTTATCCAATTGAAGCATATTTGGATAACTATGAGGGATTTACTGGACAAGGATCTATACTGTCAAAATTTGGTATTGAGAATAGAGATGACTTACAACTAATCATCTCAAAAGAAAGATTTGAAGATTATATCAGTCCATTACTTGCAAATGTCCCTAATAGTAAATTAAGCACTAGACCCAAGGAAGGAGACCTTATCTACTTCCCATTGGGTGATAGATTATTTGAGATTAAGTTTGTAGAACATGAGCAACCTTTTTATCAACTCAAGAAGACCTATGTCTATGAGTTAAGATGCGAACTCTTCAGATATGAGGATGAAGTTCTTGATACTAATGTTGAGGACATTGATGATGAGATTGCACAGATTGGTTATATGCAGACTTTGAGTCTGATTGGTGCTGGCACAACAGCAACAGCAGAAGCAACTGTATGTGCTAACGGTGCTGTCAGTCAGATTTATATTGGTAATATGGGTAGGAACTACTCATCTACTCCTACTGTTGGTTTCTCATCTGCTCCTACTGGAGGAGTTACTGCTGAAGGTGTAGCAGCAGTATCTTATGAATATCCTGGATGTAAAGGTCAATCTGGAGTTGTCACTTCAATCTATATTACCAATGCTGGATGTGGTTATATCACACCTCCTTGGATTACATTATCAGGTGGAGGTGGTTCAGGATTTGCTGCTACAACAGGCATCAGCACTAATGGTTCTATTATGTACATCACTGTCACTGATGGTGGTTCAGGTTATGTGATGGCACCTGCTGTATCTATTGGACAATCTGCTGGTGTCTTCCCCACATTTGACAATACAACATACTCATTTGATACTAATCAATATACTTGGGATAGTGAGTATCCATCAGCAAGTAGAGATGCTGTGGCAATCTCCACAATCAGCACTTCGGGTATTGTCACTGATGTATATGTCATTGATGGTGGTGAGGGATATGGAGCTGCACCTAAGGTATTGATTACACCTCCTATGTCATTCTCAGAAGCAAATATTGGAGAAGGCACATTTAAATTTAATGAGATTGTGATTGGACAAACATCTAACACCACTGCAAGAGTTAAAGAGTGGAATGCTGTTACAAATATTATGGAAGTGTCTATTGTTGATGGATATTTTGTAAGAGGTGAGGTACTTGTTGGTTCAGAATCAGGTGCAAGATATGTTATTGGAAGTACAGTGACAGATGATTTAGTCACTCCTTATGCACAAAATGATGTTATTGAGTCTGAGGCAGACAAGATTGTTGATTTCTCATCAGCAAACCCCTTTGGTATGCCCTAAATAAAGGTATATAAGTTTAAGATAATGTTTGAGTATTTTTACAACGAGATCTTCAGATCTGTAATTATTGGATTTGGTTCTTTGTTTAATGGGATTCAAGTCAAACACAAGGATGAGAATGATGACACTTTTAGTATCATCAAAGTTCCTCTTGCCTATGGACCTACACAAAAGTTCCTAGCAAGAATGGATCAGAATCCTGATCTGAATCATCCAGTTCAGATGACACTACCAAGGTTGTCATTTGAGTTTACAAACTTGCAGTATGATCCCAGTAGAAAGTCTACTCAGACACAACAACTTGTATTGACTAATGAAGATGGAACAGAGACTAAGAAGTCTTATCTTCCAGTTCCTTACAATATGACAATCACTCTTACAGCATATACTAAACTGAATGATGATATGCTCCAAATTGTTGAGCAGATTGTGCCTTACTTTCAACCATCATATACCATCCCTATTAAGTTCCTTGGTAATTTGAAGGAAAGTACAAATGTCCCTATTGTGCTTGATGATATTGACATGACTGATGAGTATGAGGGAAACTTTGATACTAGAAGAGCACTTCTTTATACATTTACATTTACTGCTAAGACATACGTATTTGGTCCTCTTGCAGATGTATCCAAGGATATCATCAAGAAAACCACTATTGGTTATATTGCCGGTTCCAAGTCTGGCAAGTATGAAAGAGATGTTACCTATCAGGTCACACCTAGAGCACTCAAAGATTATGATGGAGTAGTTGCAACTCTGCTAGCAGAGAATGTTGATATGGTTGAGAATGTCATCAATGTAGATGATGGCACTAAGGTTAAGAAGAACACATACATCTATGTTGGTCAAGAGGAGATGTATGTAGAAGATGTAATTGATAATAAACTTGTAGTAAGAAGAGCACAGGACAAGACACCAATCCAGAACCATGTTCTGGGGTCTAAGGTATACAACATCAGTCAGGCAGATAATGTCAAGATTGAGGTTGGAGATGACTTTGGATTTGATGGTAATGTTTTCTGAGGTAACTTATGGATAAGTATGAAAAGTTAAATGACACTTTTGATGTGGAACCTATCTCTTCAGATATTGAAAAAGTAGAAGTCAAAAAGGAGATAGACAAATATAAGTCATCTGCTGAAGATATCAAAAAAGATTATGAATATACAAGAGGAAACTTGTATTCAATTATTGAAAAAGGACAAGAGGCAATCAATGGCATTCTTGAGATTGCTCAGGAAAGTGAGATGCCAAGAGCATATGAGGTTGCAGGTCAGTTAATTAAAAATGTATCTGATGCTACTGACAAGTTGCTGGATCTTCAGAAAAAATTAAAAGATGTGAATGAGGAAGATAGCAAAGGACCAACTTCAGTTACCAATAATGCATTATTTGTAGGTTCTACTGCTGACTTACAGAAGATGTTGAAAAAGGTTAATCAAGACATAAATACTTAGAAGGCATTGCAATGGCTGTACCAGCGATCAATATCTCAATAGATAAGAGCACTTCATTCTCACAAGATTTTATTGTGAAGAATAATGACCAAACAGCTATGAATTTGACAGGTTATACTGCCACGTCAAAGATTAGGAAATATCCAGAAGATTCAACTTCTAATGAATTTGCCTGTGGTATTACATCATCAACTGGTACTATAAATGTTTCAATGGGTGTCTCTACAACTGCACTGCTAGCAAGTGGTAGAAACTATTATGATATTATAATTGCATCAGGAGTAGGAACTGTCACAAAAGTGTATGAAGGCACTGCAATGGTAACTGCTACTGTGTCTGCATAATGGATAATCTTGGAGATTTCTTTTCTTCTATAGGAGAAGAGAAAAAGAAGAAGAAAGAAAAGACCAAGGAATTAATTGGGGATGTATCCCTAGAC